ACTTCATCCCAAAACCCGTGCTGCACTGCCCCTTTGGCGTATGGGCTGGCACGTTTCCTGTCATTCGACAGATCATCAATTGGAGGTTCCATGACTGACCTCAAGATCGAACAGCGCCGCCAGGACTACCTCGAGTGGCTGTATCAGCAATCGGGCCGCACCTGCAGCACCTGCACCGGCCTTTACCAGGAGCGGCTGAAGGAGCTGGTTGAGTGGGACATGCAGGAGGCAGGACTGTGAGGGCTTTGATTGACACCGAGTACTTCCTCTATCGCTGCGCAGCCGGGTCAGAGCAGGAGGCGCAGTGGAGCCCAGACGTCTGGACCTATGTGTGTCGTCACGATGACGCCAAAGAGGCCTTCGACAACCGCATCGCAGAGTTCATGGCCACGCTGGTGGGATATCAGCCGGTGCTGGTCTTTGGTGACCGGACCTCCTTCCGCAAAGGCCTGTGGCCCAAGTACAAGGAGAACCGCCGCACCATGCGCAGGCCGGCAGGCTATGGCGCCCTGATGGAGTGGGTGATGACCACGGCCGCCGCTAGGGGCTGGGACATTGCCCGGTTCCCTGAGGTGGAGGGGGACGACGCCCTGGGCATCAGCTACCAGGAGGGCGATGTGATCGTCAGCCAAGACAAGGACATGCTCACCCTTCCCGGCGAGCATCTGCGCGATGGCGAGCGGATGTCTGTGAGTGAAAGGGAGGCTGATCTTGCCTTCTATGCCCAGGCACTCACGGGCGATGCAAGCGACAACTATCCCGGCTGTCCAAAGATCGGGGCGGTGACAGCCAAGAAGCTGCTCGCAGGCTGTATCTCACATGTGGAGATGTGGTCCAAGGTGCTCGCGGCTTACGAGAAAGCAGGGTTTGACCAGCGTTATGCGATCACCCAGGCCCGCTGTGCTCGAATACTCCGCGCTGGTGAATACGACTTTGATCGTGGTATTCCGCTTCTGTGGAATCCACCGGTAGCCTGAGGGCAGACACTCTCCAGCTGTGCTAAAGCCCAGACTCACGCCTGAGCTACTGACGTGGCTGGAGGCCCATTTCCCCGATCGGATGGTGGACCCAGATACAAGCGATCGCCACGTCTGGGTGAAGTCCGGCCAGGTGTCGGTCGTCCGCTTCCTGAAGCAGACCTACGAGGAACAAGAAACCGAAGGCTTCGACATGGAGGGACTCTGATGTGTGGTGGTGCTCCTAAGGCCCCTGAGGCCCCTAAACCCAAACGGGCCAAGATCAAGCAGCCAAAGATGCACGCGGCTGAGGCGGCGCAGCGGATGATGACCAAGGCGGTCAGGCAGCTGCAAAAGCCGGATACGGCTTTGGCCATGGCCCAGATGGACCTGCAGCAGAGCGACAAGGATCTCTCTCGCACGATCGAGCAGGTTCGTGATCTGAAGCTCGAACTGGCCAGTAATCAATCAGCGCTGTCAGAGCAGGCAATGCAGATGTCGGCGCTGATGGGGGCGCCGCCTCCTGAGCCTTCGGCAAAGCCACCGGTCGTCGGCCGGGACCGCGAGGACACCAGCACTCGCCGGCGCGGTCGTTCAAACCTCCGGGTTGACCGTGTGACAGCAAGTGGCTCAGCCCCTGGCGCTGGTCTTTCCATCACCTGAGGACACCACCATGGCCAACAAAAAGAAGCAGAAAAAGCAAAAGCAGGCCGTCAAGCAGGCCGTCAAGGACGCGGGCAAGAAGGTCAGCGTCAAGGAGTACAACCAGATCTTGAAGATCGCTGGCAACGCCACGTCTGCCGCCAAGGCGATCGCCAACTCTGGTGCGGTCATCAAGCCCGCGACGCAGCAAGCAATCAACCAGAGCATTGTCCCCACCTACGACACCAGTACCTATGGCGGTGCTGGCCTGGGGATGAGGGATGTCAACTATTTGACATCGCTTGGCGTTGACAAGGCTGGCATCAAGGATGCCGCGAAAGCAGCGCCGCGTGTCACAAGTAATGTCTACAACAACTACAAGACCGGCGTCACCAAGGAGATGCTGGACATCCAGGACTGGGTTGCATCGGTTGAGACCCAGAACCAGGATTTGATCAATGCAATCAACCAGCAGACAGTCAATAACCAGACCGACAATACCGACTGGATCAATCAGATCAACACGCTCACCAGCGCGATTGCGACCGCCCAGCAGCAGCAGCAACAACTGCAGGGCCCTCAGGGCGCCTATGCGGTGGTGACCAGTCAGAACGCGCCCGCTGCTGGCGCCAAGACCACCAGTGCAATCACCCCTCGCCGCAAGCCCAACCGCAACCCACTGTCGATCAGTCCGGCGATGAGCTCGTCGGCTGGCGCTGGGTTGAACATCGCTGCCTGATGCTATGAACGCCGAACAGACCTACCGCCGCCTGGTCGGCAATGGCCGCGACTGGTATCTCGATCGGGCCCGTCAAGCCAGCCGGCTGACGGTGCCCTACCTGATCCCAAATACCGCAGAGCCAACGGCTCATCACCAGGAGTCGTTCCCCCTCCCGTGGAATGGCATTGGGGCTCGTGGTGTGCACAACCTGGCCAGCCGTTTGCTGCTGGCGATCCTGCCGCCGACCCAGAGCTTCTTCCGCTTCACGATCGATGACGTGGAGATGCAGAAGCAGGAAGAGCAGATGGTGAACATGGGGGCCACCCCTCAGGACATCGCCAAGACCAAGAGCGAGATTGAGCTTGGCTTGGCACGGCTCGAGCGCTCAGTGCTGCGAAGCATCGAGGCATCGAATGACCGCGTGGTGATGCACGAGGCGTTGATGCACCTGTTGGTGGCCGGCAACGCTCTGCTCTACATCGCTGAAGACGGGCTGAAGTGCTACCACCTCAACCGCTATGCGTTGAGCCGCGACCCGATGGGTAGCCCCCAGGAGGCCGTGGTCTGCGAAGAGGTGTCGATCGAGAGCCTGCCCTCTGCGGTGCGTGAGGCGCTGAAGGGGGAAGAGGAAAGCGAACTGCGCGGCATCGTCGAGGCCAGCCCGCTGTCCCAAGTGGACAAGACCGTGAAGGTCTTTACCTGGATTAAGTGGGAGGACGGCCGCGTCAAATGGCACCAGGAGATCAAGGGCAAGGAGATCGAGGGCTCGTCTGGCAGCGCCAGCAGCAGCCGGTCTCCTTGGCTGCCACTACGCATGATTCGCGTGGATGGCTCTGATTACGGCCCGGGCTATGTCGAGTCGGCCTGCATCGCTGATCTGCAGACCGCGGAGGCCCTGAACCAGGCTGTGGCTGAAGGTGCGCTGGTGTCGGCGCAGGTGCGCCATCTAGTGAAGCCATCGGCGGTGGTGAACGCCAAGCAGCTGGCAGAGGCCCCCAACGGCGCCTACCTGCCCGGCAACCCTGACGATGTGTTCACCGTTCAGGTCCAGAAGGGCAGCGATCTGAACGTGGCTGTGGCCACGCTGCAGCGCATCGAGATGCGGCTGGCCCAGGCCTTCATGCTCGCCGACATGCGAGACGCGGAACGAGTGACCGCGGAAGAGGTCCGCCTGCAGGCATTGCAGCTGGAACAGGCCATCGGCTCTATTTATGCCCAGCTGACGGTTGAGCTGCAGGCCCCTTACATCTCACGCAAGCTCGATCTGTTCATGCGTGGCGGCGGCATGGGCCAGCTGCCGGAGGGTCTGGTGACACCGGTGGTGTCTGTAGGCCTGGCCGCTGTTGGCCGCGGGAACGACCTCGAGCAGACCGCTCGCTTCATGACGATCCTTCAGCAGACGCTGGGGCCTGATGGCATCACCACCTACGTCAACAGCTCTGAGCTGATCAAGCGCCTGGCTGCGGCGATGGGCCTCGACATCATCGGCCTGGTCAAAACGGAAGACGAGCTTGCTGCTGAACAGCAGCAGGCCCAGCAGATGGCCATGGCGCAACAGGCCATGGCTGCTGGCATGGCCGACCCACAGAAGGTGGCCAACGCTGCTGCGATCGAGCAGGAGATGGCCAGCGCACAAGACCCTGAACTTCAACCCCAATGACCGACTCCACCTTCAGCCCCGCACCGGTGATGGGCATCACCAGTGATGTCTCCCCCAGCGGTTTGGTTGCACCTGGCCAGGAAGAGCTGGCAGCCGAGTTTCTGCGTGAGCAGGAGAGCGGTGAGCTCACGCCTGAGGGTGACACTGGCGCACAGCAGGAAGAGCAGGAACTGCTGCTGGGCAAGTTCCGCTCGCAGGAAGACCTCGCTCGTGCTTACCAGGAGCTCGAGCGCAAGCTGGGCCGCGGCGAGCAGGTCGAGGATGAGAGCGAGATTGAGATCCCGGACTATTCGCGGGATGAATCGCTCAAGCAATACGGCGAGCTGCTGACCGACAAGTTTGAGGAAGCGGGCGTCAACCCGTTCGAGATGGCAGCCCGCTTTGAAGCTGGTGAGGATCTGAGCGGCTACGTCGACAAGCTCGAGGGTGCCGGCATCCCCCGGCCTGTGATCGAGCAGTACCTCTCCAATGCAGCGGGCGACGAACAACCGGCGGCGGAGTTCGAGGCGCTATCTGAGCAGGAGGTTGACGAGTTCAAGACTCAGGTGGGCGGCGCTGAGGCCTTCCAGGAGCTGACCGATTGGGCCAAGCAGAACCTGACCGAAGCCGAGCTGGCCTCCTACAACCAGGTGGTGGATAGCGGTAACCGCCAGGCCATCTTCTGGGCCCTGCGTTCAATGTCCATGCAGGCTGCGATCAGCAAACGGGCAGGCAAGCCAGCGACTCAGGCTCGTGAGCCAAAGCTGATCGGCGGCAGCACACCCAGCGATGGGATGGCCTTCGAGAGCATGGGTCAAGTGCTGGAAGCAATGCAGAAGCGCAACAGTCTGGGGCAGGTGCTTTACGAGACCGACGATGCCTATCGGGCAAAGGTGGATTCGATGGTCGCCCGCAGCGATTTCTTCTAGTAGTTTCAGATCAGGACTAGCGAGATTCGACCGCCAAGGAATGGCCCCTGCGGGGACAACCGGACTGCAGCCGTCGTTGATCAAGGTCTACATCTGAACTGTCATGGCACCAGCCACACCCCCTACTGCAACGCTTCAGCGCCTAGGCCAGATCAAAGGCACAGGTGATGACCGCGCCCTATTCCTCAAGTTGGGAATTGCGGAGGTCATTGGAGCGATGGAGACCAACTGCGTCTTCAAAGGCAAGCTCAAAGAACGCAACATCAAAGGCGGCAAAAGTGCCGCCTTCCCTGTGGCAGGCAAAATGTCTGCCCGTTACCACACTCCTGGCGAGCCCATCCTGGGCCAAGGCAACGAGCCGAGCGACCTCAACGAGGTGATCATCAACCTCGACGGGCTTCTGATCGCGGACACCGTGATCTATGAGCTCGACGAGCTGATGAGCTACTGGCCCGTGCGCCAGGAGTACACCAAGCAGCTGGGCCTGGCCCTGGCCTACGAGTGGGACAAGCGTGCCGCTCGCGTGATCTATGGCGCCGCCAAGAGCGCCACAGAGCCCCTGGCACTGGCCAAGAACCAGCCTCGCACCGGCGCTGGCCTCACCCTGAGTGCTGGCTATGCCGCGGCCACCGTGCAGGCCAAAGGTGATGAACTCGTCCAGAAGATCTTCGATGCCCGTGTGGCACTCGAGCAGAAGGATGTGGGCATCAACGGCATGTATGGAGTCTTCTCCCCTGAGGAGTACTTCTACATTTCCCAGTCCAGCCGTGCGATCAACACCGACTTCAACGGTGGTGGTGGCGGCAACGGCACGATCGCTGATGGTCGCACCATGAGTGTGGCCGGCATCCCGCTGTTCATGAGCAATCATGTGACGCAGCCGGCTTACACCAACGTCTCCGGAGACAAGAACACTGCCTACCAGCAGAATCTGTCGAAGTGCGTGGGCATGATCTTCTCACGTGACTGCGCCGGCGTGCTGACCCTCAAGCAGCCCTCGCTGCAGATGACCTCTGGCGACTTCAACATCGAGTACCAGGGAACATTGCTTTTGGCGCGCATGAGTGTCGGCATGGGAACCCTGCGCCAAGAAGCTGCTGTTGTGATCGAAAAGCCGTAGGCTTCAGCGGGAGAGCGGCTCCTGCGCAACAGTGGAGAACGGGGAGGGCTTATGGCCCTCCTTTTTCATGCCCCGTACCATGAGAAGTGCACTAGTGCATACGTCATGGGTCTGCAGTACGAGGGGGTCACG